AATGGACTGCATCAACCAGCGGAATGACGTTGGCCGCCGGGCTGGTCAGATTCACATCGATGACACCCGCAATGCCCGTAATCAGTGATTCGATCTTGACACGGCGCACCACATCGCCCACATGCAAAGTGGCGAAATAGGCTTGCAATACGCTGTTGATTTGTGCCGTAGCCAACGCCAGTGTGGTTCCGGAAAGCGTCAGTACAGCGGCAATGTTGATAACCAGTACTTGCGGAGCCATCACCAGCACACTCGCGCAAACCGGCCGCACGCTTTCGATATAGGCATACACATCGGCGATCATTTGCACTGAGGGCAGTCCGCCCGCCACCTCGATCACTACGTCCACGCTGTTGAGCGCACGTCGCTGAGGGTAAATATAGGCGTCAGTCACCCCCGGCACTGCCAGTGCCCAGGCCGCATAATCATGAACCGCGCCACCAGCGGGGGGCAGTCGCATTCTGGTCAGCAACCTCACCAGCAAATCCGCGTCAATTTCGACATCTGTGCCGCCCGTCATGCTGACGATACTGGCTTGTGACTGCACACTCGCTGGTGCAGCGCTCAAGGTCATCGCAGTGCCAGTAATCTGATTTCCAGCCAGACCCGCGACAGTTGCTTTGGCGGGGATGTCCACGGTGCCACCCGCACCGATCAGTGCGGATACGGTAGTCAAAAAGGCGATGCCGCTGTTCAGTTTTCCCTCCGTTCCGATCGGAACGGCGCTACCCGCTGCACCAGTCATGCGCACGATGCCGGTGGCTATCGATGCCGCCTTGCGATAGATTCCGTACCGACTGGCGTGACGCTCAAGATAATCACTGTCAGCGGTATCTGGAAAAATCTGACGCACGATCCACTGTTGGTGCTGATACAAACCCTCGATGGCCGCTCCCGTCGCATTAGCGCGGATTGCAAAATCCGAATCGGCTCCGGTCGAAGCACTGGATTGCAGGTTAGCAATGTCGCGCAGGATGTCGGCGCGGATCTGACGGTAATCGGGGGTAATGTTGGGCATAGCGTTAAACCACCTGTACAGGATGCTTGAAAGTTAACGTTTCTCCGCTGGCCGCCAGCACCTCGATCAGCAGGTTGAGACGGCCTGGCATACGTTCGGTGGACACATTGATTTGTGTGGCGCGACCATCGGCCAGAATCGGTGCCAGCGCCTGTTCGGCGTATTGCTTAGCCAGCATGGCTACACGTGACAAATCCTTTTCGCGCTGCAATTCATGCAGGCGACTGCCAAGCGTTTTATCGGCCCAATAGCTGCCGAGCGGGATTTCCAGACGCATATAACAGGCGTTGGCCAAGCCATCGGCGGGGTCGCGTTGAGGGGTGCCATTGATCAGCACATAGTCGCGGGTAGTGGGGTCGATTCGGGTGTCCATGTGCGCAGGTTACGCGCGCGCATGAATGCAGTTAAGACGGAAAGACTTCCGGGGGTTACATCTGACTTATAGGCGCTGCGACACTGCCACCCTGCGGATCACTGTGAGTATGGCCGTTGTGAACCGTACGCATGTTGGACATGGTCTTGTTGCCGTGGTCACTGATATCGCCCTGGGCGACGATACTGCCACCCACATGTAGGTCACCACTGGTTGTCACCAGCGGCGTGGTGATGTCCACGGCAATAGAGGAGAACACCTGCATGCGCCGGTCGGCCTTGAGAATGACGTAATCGCCCCACTGATTGTAAAGCGCCGTCTCGCCGCTGGCCAATCCTTTCAGGCGCAGGTTGCCATTCTCAGTTGCGATGACGATTCCGTGCGCTGTTTTTCCTCCGATCGGAAGTACAATCGCCATCGTGCCAGCAGGCGGATTGCTGGTAAAACCGAAGTGCTGAAACAGCTCGGTATCCTGTAAGCGCTCGCCGCTCATCCCTTCAACCTGTATCAGCTGCACTGCGCCCGCCGCCTTGACCAGCGTCACCACCCCACGAAAGGCTAAGCGGATGCCACTCAGTGCGCGCCGAATACGGTTATCAATAACCTCAATCATGGCTGAGTTCCATCTGTTATCTGCACATGCACCAAACCGTCGTTCTTACCGCGCCGATGCTTGTTTTTATGAGGGTGAGCATCCATGATCCAGACACCGTCTTCCTTGAGTGTCAGCGTAGTGCGTGTTCCCTCGCTGCGGCTGCGCGTGAATTTGCGCGCCATCAGAAAAAACACCGCATCGATGCCGTGCGGCTCGGATATGACATTCACCCGCTGCCCTGGCTTCCAGAGCAGTCGCACTGCGTCGGTCGCGCCGACAATCCGATGCCCCTGTACCGTAGCGGTCAGCGTGAGTCCCTTCAGCCTGCTATCTGAGATCAGTTTTTTAGCGCGATCAAGACAAACTGCATAATTGTCTGTTTCATGGTCTGTGACGATCTTCGGTCGGTACCAGCCGATGCCGGTATCCTTTGCTGTCGCAGTCAGCGCATGCTTGCCCGGCTCAGTCGCCGTACCGTGGGTTTGCCCCAGCACTGTCACCTGTGAATAACGCTCGGCAACCGACTCGGTTTTATCCAGGCTGAGTACATTATTGCCACGGCCATCGCGGCGTAGCACCAGCGTGGCTACCGCTGGCTGACTATAATCAGGCCCACCAATCACCAGCGTACCTTCCGGTTCAAACCACGGCCACAGGCCATTAGCCTCTGCGGCATGTGACAGGGCATCCCATGCGCTGTCGCCGGGTTCGATATTAATTTTCTCGCGAATGCGGGTACTGTCGGCATCGATGCGCGGCGTTTTGATACCGAAGTCGCGCGTCAGGGCGGTACAGAGTTCCTTGAGGCTGACCATCTGCTTGGTGAAGATCGGCGCGGAGCAGTCCAGAAGCACCGCAGCATGATCGCGACCCGACATCGAGAAGTTATGTGCGGTTTTGCCGACCTGATGACTGACTTCATCGACACGCCCGGTCAATACCGTGTCGCCGCCAACCTTAACGATAACCGGCGCACCTGGCGCGACATCGGGCGGCATCATGCCACCTGACATCCCCAGCGTGACATGCCACGCATCGGCAGGTGTGAGCAGATCGGAGTCGATCTCATAGCTAGACCAGTCGCGATGCGTCTTGCCTGCAATCAGCAGTTCGACGGATTCAGCGGGCGTAGGCATGAATGCGATCTCCGGCCTGGACAAACGGACTACGCGCATCATTCAGGCGATACAGCTCAGGTGCACGTGTGTGATCGCCATACCATAAATGGGCTAATAGCCTGAAATTACCACTCACTTCCACGGTGCGCAGGATCAGCGGCGGACGTGCCGCAATGATTGCGCGCGCAGTCTCCTGCACGGCCAGCGCCTGATTCTTGAGCGGTTCAGTGATCGGGCGGCTCTGTTCGATGCCGTAACAGGCGCGTACTTGTTCGATGGCCACTTCGATGGCGGTGCGGGCGGTGTTGGCAATCGCTTCAATTGCGACAGGTGAAAGTGTCGGTGTGGTAGCTTCAGCGCCCAGCATATAGCTGGCCGCATTCGCCAGTCCGACCGCCGTGTTTACCTGAATAGTGGCGGCGGTAGCATTCATTGCTTGTACTTCGGTCGAAGTATTCCCAGGTGATACTTGTGTCGTGGTGGACGATGTCGAAGTAGAGGTGCTGAAGATTGAAAATGCGTTCAGATCGCTCTGAATACTAGCCCAGTCGGCGGAAAGGTTGCTGCCGAAGGCACGAATATCCAACAGCCCGTTCACCAGCGCAGAAATATCGTTCCCCCAGGCGCGAGGGTAGGCCAGCACATCTAGGCCGGACAAAACGACACCGGCTTGCGCTGTGATTGCCAATAAAGGGTTCATCAGCGCCGTGCGTAGCGCATTAAGAGAGGACAGCGGATTTGCAGCACGCAACCGGTCAATCAGTGAGCCGTGCGCTTCTGTCGCAGCTGCTGTAGCGAGTGAGCCATGCTGGGATATCGTTTCAGCAAGTTGCACAGGTAAAGTGCAGTTGAAAAATGGTTCGCCAGGCGTGGATTCGACAAACTCGATGCTGACAGTTGCCTGGTCAACATTGTCGGCATCATGGTGGACGGAGTAGCGCGCCACTTGCGCTGTCTTGAAAGACCCGAAGACAGGATGAACTAGCTCGCCACTGCCCGGCAGATCAAGCTGGCCTAAAAACCACTGTAGCCGCGCTTCGTAATCAGCGCCATAAAACACCGCTTCGATGCTGATATGTCGCGCACCGCGTCCCATATCTTCAACATCAGCGCCATTCCTGTACGGGTAACTCTGTTCGGCAAGGGCGCGATCTGCCGTATCGTCCGTTTTAACAATATCGAAAACGGTGCCGCGAAATGAAGCATCTTGTAGTGTTTGTATCCAGGCCATGCGCGCAGGTTACGCGCGCGCATGAGGGGAGTTAAGGCGGAAAGTGTTCCGGGGTAATGTTCAGTTACGCCGCGCCGTTGCTTTTTGTCTGGTTTCAACAGCCGTCTGGATTTGCTGCCCATCGAGATGTAAATTAATTACCAGTGCCTCTTCTGCATCTTTACTGCCCAAAGATGCCCATATTTGGGCAGCCATTTTACCAAACACATCCGTGGCAAAACCTTCCATTGAAGTATCTTTTGCAAGATATCCGCCTGCGGCATTAAGGCCGGTTCCAACTCCATAGCCAAGCGCCCCCGCTGCCGCCGCCATTGCGGCGGATGCTGCCACTGCACCTGTACCTAATGCGGCAATTTCCGGCAGAGTGGAGTAGGCCAACCATTTTGCTCCGGTTGCCACTGTCTTGAGCAGCCCAGGCGCAGCGGATGCAGCAGCAGCCGTGGCTGCCAGATCGGTTGCTACATTTGCCGCGCCACCGCCCTGCATTTGCGCAAAATTGGTGACAAATACAGGTGTTACACCGGTTACGGCTTGTATTGCCTTACCTTCGGCGATGCCACCGGCTAGGGATGCGCCGCTACCCAAAAATCCCTTGATCGCTTTAGCCCCGCTGCCCAACCCTTTTAACAGGTTAAAAAGCCCGTAACCCGCCACCCCCACTGCTGCAGTAGCAACTCCACCGACAATCCAGTTATTCGCCTGTTTGTGACTATCCAACCCTTTTGCCCCGGCATCAGCAATATCATTTACTTTGTTGGCCAGTACGGTAGCCTTATCCAATGCTGGCGTAAAAGCGGTGGCCAGTAGGGTTTGTACTGTGCCAGCAGCAGCTTTGGTTGCCATATTAAAACCGTTCATCGTAACGGTCATCCGTTCTTCCAGGCCGAGCGATGAATCCATTTGCTTTTGCATACCGACAAACAAATCGCCTTCACCACCAACCATCAGCGCGGCGCGCATTCCTTCCTGCCCCCAGATATCATGCGCGAGACGAGCCTTGACACCTGTATCGTTAATTTTTCCAAACTGCTTATGCACCATCGCATTTTCAGCATCCAGACCAATATATTTACCGTCTTTATACAACAGGTTTTGAAACTTCCCGTCTTTCTCTTTGGCTAATCCAAGCTCTACCATCGACTTGCGCTGATGGGGTGTCAGTCCCACCGAATCCAGCATATAGCGGTTTACCGCTGTGCCCGCCTCGTAGCCTAACGGTGCCATCGCCGATGCCATTGTGACTGAATCCTTGAACGATACGCCCAGCAGCGCAGCAGTTGAACCAAATTGCTTGAGTGAATACATCAACTCTTGCAACGAGCCGGGTGAGGCAGCTTCGCCCTTCGCCAACAGGTCAGCAGCAGGTTTATACTCATCGGGTTTGAAATTGTACTGTTTGCCGATACGTGCCAACATTTCCCCAACATCTTTTGGGTCGGTACCGGAAATGCTCGCCAAGCCTGCTGCGGAATAAGCTGCGCCGCGTGCCCCCGAGACGGCCTCTAATGGCACGCCAGCCTTGAGCATATCGCCCTGAATGTCGACTACCTCTTTGGAGGAATAGGGCATTACCTTGGATACTTCGCGTCCGGTATCTCGCACCTTCGCAAGCTTGGCCGCCAGATCATCGGCTTTATCGCCGACCTGAGCGATATTTCCCTTAACGCGGTTCATCGACTCTTCAAGATCCGCTGCGGCCTGAACACCCGGCTTCATCTTTCCGTTGATATAGGCACTCATTGCAAACGCCGTACCTGCACGTTGCAATGATCGTGTCATCGAGTCGAAGTGGGCGGCGGTATCCTTGCTTAGCCGCCCCATATCTGATAGGCTTTTCTTCACCCCGTTAAGCACTCCCGCCGCGCCGTTGGCAGCAGTAATCTGTAACATGAGAGCGAGAGTTGTTGACATGAAAAATCCTTGGCTTCTATTTTTATACCGCGTCTGCCAGATTGGTCAATTACTGGCTGTACTGGCGCTTTTACTGTTGGCTGCGGGGCTAGGGTTAGCCATTTCCCCACAAGGTCAAGAGGATGCTTATGCCATCGGCCTCGCCGTACTTACAGGCGTTTTTTTGACAATGAACGCGTGGAGAGATAACGTTTCTGCGAGACATCGGATACCCCCTTCTTTTTAAGCCCGTTCAACTGCGCAAAAGCATCCAGATAGGCACCCGCTTCAGCTTCGCTCAAGTCTAACGCCGCTTGCCATGGTACCCCGATCTTTACCAGTGCCAGATGGATATGCCGGTGAGTTTCAAGTTTCTTTTCGAAAGTTTTGCAGCCGCCCCTCCAGGCGACTATTTGCTTCCATGATGACCGCCAAATCTGCGTCATACATAGACAACAGCAGTTCAGTCGAAATTTGTTCTGGCTTTAGGTCACCCAGCTTCTCAAGCTGGCAAGCGATCAATGCCACGCCGCGATAAGCATCATTCTGCTGTGCCTTGTCATCTTCCATGACGCGGATCGAATCTCGTACCAGGCGAGGGCGCAAGGTAAATTCATAATGCAAATTGCCATCCACCTCAACGCCGACCAGCAACGAACCGACTTCCTTGAGCGCCGAACTCATTCAATCACCTCGCGTAAGCTTGCCATGCTTAAATCCTGCTTGGCTTCGCCATCCACGGTATATTTACGCCCCACATCCAGTGTGAAGCAATCCAGATAAGAGGTGCGGACACCGCCTGCTGCAGCCGGGAAAAGAGTTAACTTCGCGCCCTGAATCGCACCCCAATCAATATCCCCACTCAGTGGAATCACCGCTGAAATCTTAAGGTCAATTTCCTCAACTCCTTTGGCAAAACCAGCCGGGCGGCCTGTACGGTTCATGGTTTTTACCAGCTTTCGCCCGGTTTTTTTAGTAACGTCAAGACTCTCTACTTCAATCTCAACGCCGTTCACCTCAAGCACAATCGCGCCTGCATATTCTTTGAGTGCCATATCTTTTCTCCCCCTAGTTACAGAATCAGATCAATGCGCCCGGCAAATACATGCAGGCCATTGACTACGTTGGTCGGAATCTTCGCATCCAGCCGGTTCGAGTCTTGCAGGTCACGTTCAACGATCAGGCTAGACTTCCACTGATCCACGTTCTGCACGATCTCCAGTTCTTCCAGCTTGTACAACACATCGAGCAGCTCGGAGCGCACCTTGTCTGCGGTACGTGCCGACAGTTTGTCGCGCGGGAAACGCAGGCTGATACGCTCGCGGCAAGCTTTACGAATATAGTCCAGCGTGCGGATCGTGGTCAGGTCGAGCATCGAGATATCCGGCACACCCTGCGGATCCAGCATGTAGGTGGTGATGGCACGCACGATCTGCACCTTTTCACCGGGGCCGACTTCGGAAGGCGATACGCCGTTGTACAGGCAGTTTTCCTGCTCGACGCGCCCCAGGCGATTGATCAACGGAATCGCCATGATGCCGGTCAGCGGTAAGGTGTTGAGCGGACGCGCCGGATCCTCTTCGGAGGCGATGACTGCACCATAGGCCGCAGCGACCTCGTAGCTTTGTTCGTATCCGTTAGGTAGTAAAAATCCGCTGATACGTCCACTGTTAATGCTGGCAGCCAGCGTGGTGGCTTGTGCCAGCGTTCCGGTATGCGCATAAATACCGATTGCGCCGCGCTGTTCCAGCGGGCCAGATACATTGTCCAGGTGCGTGCGCAGTGCGGTCAGATTAACTGTGTCGTTCCATGCGGCAATGATGACATTGTGTCCGGCGGAAAATACCGTGGCCAGCGCAGTTGCAATGGCAGGATCAGTTGCTCCACCAGCCATTGCAACCACCGCAGCCGTCACGCCAGCCGCCGTTATAGTCGTGCTGAACTTGATTGCATTGCCCAGCGTGCCTTTGTTTTTCGCAGTCAAGGTAACCACATTCACTACCGCAAACGCTGTCACCGGCAGATCCGGCTGTTTGGCGATTTTTGCCACCAAAGCCGCTGCGATGGTCGCCGTTGTATCTGTCGCAGACACCGTAACCACGACTTGCTGGTCGCCTATATTCAGCACGAGCGAGCCGCTATCTGATGCATTGTTGAGGATCGTCACCAAGCCAGAGGCGGCGATAGAGCCGCCAGCATCATCCAGTGCGATCATGGTCAGCGCCAGATAGTTGTTTGCCTGCAAGGCCGAGCGTGCCATCAAGTGTGCAATTGAGCCGCGACCAAAGTAGATGGCTGCATCCACGTCTGAGAATACGTCGATCGGCGTGTTGGCCAATACCGTTCCAGCAGCGATTTTCTGCCCGACGATCAAGGTTTTTTGCAGGTTACCCGGCAACGTGCGTACCGCCGTTGAAGTATTAAATTCAAAGTACTTCCCCGGCTTGCGGATCGAGGCAGGCAGGTTGTTGAATGCGATATTGGTGCTGGCCATTATGCCGCTCCTTTCTTGTTGGTAGTCACTTCAACCAGGTCGCCATCAGTGATACGGCGCTGGTAATACGCGGTATCCGGTACTTCTACCGCCTCGGCATCCGTGATGTAATCGTGCGGCTTGTCTTCCTTTGGGACATTCAATCCCGGTGCAGCTTGAACTTTCATGACAGCTCCTATCGTAACGTTGTCAGATCTGACGCGTCAGCGACATCGTCGCCGGGCTTCAGGTAATAGTTGATTCCCATCTTGAGCCACATCGGATCCGTCAGATCGATCGGTTCGCGTGGTTGTGTCTCAACAAACTCGGTATGCCATTCGTGGGCTAATACTGACAGTGCCTGACCATTCAGTTTGGTGTTGTATAAAGTCCGGATCGGCCCCGGCTTCAAATAGTCAATTGGTAACCCCAGATCGGAATTGACCAGCAGCAGGCTGACATCCTTCATCATCTGATAGGTGCCGACCTCCCTGATCACCCCGTTCACCGTCAAACCATGCCGCGTATCCCGTTCACCGCGTACATTGCGCGCCGCCACCATCGTCACGAACGTTGCCGGGGTCAGCCATTTGGTACGCGAAGTACCCATCGGCTTTGATTTCCCAGCACCGCCAAACGTCACCCATACCGCCGGGAATGAACGTACTACCCGCGCCAGATCATCATCCAGTTCACCGCCATAGCTGGTGACCTCATGCAGCCTGTAACCCAGCCCCGGCGTTGCAGCTTCCGCCGCTTTGATACGGGCAATGATGGCGTCTTCAATGTCGGCGATCATCAGTAATCACTCAGGCTGACGCGATCGAACTTACGCCCGCCACCGATGGTTTTGACTGATACGCTTTCGGCAGGGGCTAGGCCTGCCACCGACAAACCAATGTCGATCTTGCCGTCGCGGATATGTTCCAGGGTACGCAGTGCATCCTTGTAGCGATATCGTGCCGGATCGGTTTCAGTGACATCGCTACCTAACAGCTTGTAACGGGCGATGTCGCAGCACAGATCCACCAGCTGATGCGGCACGACAGACAGTGGCAGCGGGTAACGAGCCACCAGATAACTGTCCATCGTATCGCTGGCACGTTGCAAGGCGCTGTTTGCAACCGGCTCATCGACCACACCGTCACGGTTGCGATCGGTAATGGCGACTACTTCGCTTTCACCGAACTGAATGATTAAATCGCTGATCGTGGCGTAGGACACTTAACGGCTCCTGTCCTAAACCTGACCAGTACCGGTTGCCCAGGCGGCATCGCGTTCGGCATCATCAGAGGGCGCTTTAAGTGCCGCAATTTCTGTCGGGGAATCTTCGATGGCAGCTGCACCGAGCAGATCAGCCACTTCGGCCTCATCGAGATCAATCGCTGATCCGACTGGGTAATCTTTGCCGTTAAAACGGATTGGACTCAATACGGGGTAACTTTTTTTCATTACTGTCTCCTGAATATCCCGCCTGATATTCCAGGCGGGATTACGTACTACGGATTATGGTTTAGGCTGAAGCGTTCTTAATCAGGAAGCCCGCACCTGATGCGGCCAGCACCGGCGCACGTTCATCGTTGACCGGATAGGCCCACAACTTGGCATTGCGGTCCATGTAAGGAACTTCGACCAGTGGATAGCCGCGCAGGCGATAGGTATAGCCGTAGCTCGGTAAACCGGCATCAGCCAGCGTGCCGATCTCGGTATATGCGACCACCACGTCTTTGCCCCAAACATCCGCCAGCAAGCCAGTTGCAGCATCTTCATAGACAGAATCACCAACGACAATCCGTGGCGTGCCCCAAAGAGCAGCCAAGATATCCGTGCTCAGCGAGTCGCGACCAGTGAACTTGATACGGTCGATGATCTTGGGGTGCTGCTTCAGGGCGTTAAACGCTTTGGGTGACAGCAAAACCGTGTTGGCGCGCTTACCAGTCTGTGAACGCACTTGTTCCTTGGCGCTTTCGATATCCTTGGAAGGATCAGAAATACCGCTGGCATAGTCCGACCACTGGCTGGTACCGGCCAAAGTAACCTTATTATTCGCGCCGTAGTTCGCAAGGTTAGTTGCCAGTGAGGCTGCCGCAATTTCGCTGCTCAGCAAAATGATGTTCTGCGTTTTGGCTACTGCGATGCGTCCCATGTCGATGCCGGGTACGGCATTGGCTTCCTGCATGATCTCGAACGGCACCGCACCTTCCAGAGAGTGAGATTCCAGCGCAAAAGGATTGCCCAGATAGCCGTATTGCACGCGCTTGGTGTTGGTACCTGGCGCACGCCCAGTGTTATAGGCGCGGAAATCTTCCTTGCCGAACTGGATGATCTTGCCGCCGCGCTGCTCGACAGGGACAACCGGGAACAGGTAGTTCGCCACCATCTCGGCATTCTGATAACCCTGTGCCACGGTGGTGAGAATCGGATCGACGACCCGCGCTTGCGCACCAGTCATGTTGCCGACAAAACCCAGTGCGACAAGGGAACTTGAATCAATCCAGCTGGGATCAAGCACACCGGCGTGAGACAGTGCGGCATAGGCAAGACAACCGGCCAGCACGGCGAAAAGTTTCAGGAATTTAGATTTCATGTTATAGCGCTCCATATTTGAAAAGGGTTGTGCCGCCTAGTTAGGCAACAGAATGACTTCGACGAACTGCCCGGCAGCGGTCGCCACTTCGCCCGGTGCCAGACGTGCCAGCGAAACACCCGCTGCCTTGGTGATGGCACGGCCTGTCGCATCCGCTTCGATCAGTGTGCCTGCAGCGATCGCCGCACCGGTCTCTACCACCTCGGTACCCAGCACGGTTGTAGTCACTTTTGCACCGATAACTGCATCGGTTTGGGCGATCCCCTGGGCATTTCCCGCCGCAGCGGCCAGCGTACCTGCCGGGCTGATAAAGCGATTTGCCGTAATGGCTGCTGTGGCCAGCACCGGTACTGCCAATAAACTGATTCCGTTACGCATCGTGTTCTCCTGTTCGTGTTGTGAGGGCTAAATGCTGACGGCAGACAGTGCTTCGCCGTAAGTCACTTTGTGTTGCGCCTGGTGGGCCAGCGCCTTGTGGTGCAGTTCCAGACGCTCGCCGTCTACGGCATATCCGGCAGGTGCCGCAAAATCGACTGTGCCTTGTGATGCTTTGCCAGCACCGGCGGCTTCGCCGAAACTCACCAGCTTGGGCATGCTGGTCAACATGGCTTTCAATGCATCGACCAACGGCTTTTTGGTATCGCCTTCACCGAACTCAACCACTTGTTCACCCGCGCCCAATTGATCCAGAGAGGCGACGATCACATCTTTGTGCGCAGGGAGCAGCGTCCCAGCCTTTGCCAGACCTTCTGCAAAGCTGGCATTTTCGGTGTGACGTGCGGCAGCCTTACTGGCTTTGTCGCGGGCAGCTGCATCGGCCAATTGTTTTTTCATCTGGGCGTTTTCTGCCTCCAGTGCGGCTTTTTCTTCAGGGGTCACAGCGATGCTTCCTTTCTCGATAAATGCCGGTGCGGGTACATCGGCGGTTTGTGATTTCTTCAATTCATCCTGGGCGGATTGCTCAAGATTTTTAACGGTGTAACCGGGTACCGCCGTATCGGCATCGGCCTGACCGAACTTGCCGAGTATCCAGTCGCGCATGCTGCGCCACAGACCTGCGTTATCTATGTCGTCCCATTCGGCGAACTCGACGACACCTTGCTCGGTATCTGCAAATGAAGGATTGCGCATCCCTTTTACAGCGGGCGGCATCGCACCGAGGAAACCCACGTGGCGCAGGTAATACACACCAGGGACAGGATTGCTGGGGGAATCGGGGGCGTAAAAGGAGGCAGATATTTTCTTGAATGAACCCTTGCCGACCATTTCGGCGAATGCGGCATCTACTTGTGTGGGGTTCGCTTCCAGCACGCCATCCGAAAAACTCAGTGCACCAACCCAGCCGTAAGCCGGATCGTCGTGTTTTGGATGGCCACAGACCAGCGGCGCTTCGTGCTTTGCTGGATCGTAGGCAGCCGCAGTTGCCGACAGGTCGGTTTCGGAAAACGACAATGCAGCACCACTCATCGCGGTGTGCTTGCCGGGCTTGAAGATCTGGATTGGTTTATTCGTTTTCATGACCGCATTTTGAGCGGCACGAAGCGGGGTGTTAAGACGGATGGGGTTCCGGGGTAGGGCTGCTAGGTATTTTTTAGACTACTCAGAATTTGGAAAAACAGCAAACATATTGCGCATACGGAAAGTGCGAGGGCAAACTTAGCCGGAAATCGCTAAAACAGGCCGTTAACTATACGTTAAAAACCCGCCGCGATTTATTTTGATACATCCGCCGCACTCGTGGCCGACAAGTGCGTTAAATCGCGCCCTGTTCGATCTGCGCTTTTACCCAATGACCCGACTCAAGTAGTTGTTCACCACGCTAATGATATTTTGTTCGTCGGCATCAGAAATACCCAGAAAGGGGCGGGCAGGAATATCACCCCATAAATGAGGAAACATACTCTTCTTTCCGCCAAACTGCTGCATAGCAGCATATTCCATCGTTGAGCCAACCTGTAGACCATTTCCATCTACGTTAGAATAAATTTGTTGAGACAATGTCCCTATGCCGATTAACGGCCGCTTCCCCATAACTTTCGCTGCGCCACGGCTATTGATACGCCCATCTTTACGATGATTGCTTTTTGCACTACCGAGATGTTGCAAGTATGTGGACTGACTATTTGGTGTCCAGCGAGTACCGTCTGGCGCAGTACTTGTCTCGAAGCGTTTCTTCGTGGACACAACTAGATCTTCACCGATTGCTAGCAGTGCCGGGCGTAGATTCGCTGTAGCCTTGGCGAGACGCTCTATTGCCGCGATCACATTCTTGTTATCTACCTTGATTTCAATCATTTGTTAGCCTTATACTACGTTTACGCTCAAGGTAGAGAACCCGAAATATCGGTTGACGGGACGGTCTTAAACCCGTGTGAGGCGGTTCGAATCCGCTCGCTACCTTGAGCTATTTAATAAGCACATATCTACCGTTTTTAAGATTGCCTGCGTCAAATATTCCGCCAGTCACAATGAAGTTTGAATCGACTATCTTTCGCTTCCCCGTCTCCCTGATCTTGCTCGAATAATTTACCTTAACAACAACCTTGCCTGTTATATCAGGCAAATCGAATGCATACAGCAGCGTATTGTTTTTGGTGTCCAGGTAAGGGGTCGCTATTTCAAGGTAATTTGGCAGATTAAGCCATACATCCAGCGGTAGCATAGCACCACGGGCATCTTTGATATCCCGAATTGCGTGGATCAATTCACGATCACGCAGCCATATTGCCGCATCATTCAATTCAACACCGCGCGCCGCAAGCGCCGCAATAGTATCGGGTTCTATGACGTGCGCCACCACACTGGCACTGGTAGGCGCCATGCTGGCCGCAGCAACGGCAACCATTTCCTGTACCTCCTTCAGTTGCTCTGCCTTCAATACGGGAGCAAGTGCCTGCCACATTGCCGCGCCAATCGGTGCATCCAGTCGAATCAGCTTCTGGTCAATGAAATCCTTCATTGGCCGGTTTACATTTGCGCCCGGCGCATAGCCAAATCCTTTGTCTATTCCAACTTGCTCGCCTGTTTTTGGATCGATCTCATCCCATCCATCAGGCGGCTTATGTTTATTAGCTGACTTGGCAGAAGTGTAATCTTCTTCAGAAGATGCCGAGATATAGCAATGGCAAAGCCAACCGTTCGGGGCGAAGTGCGTCAACCAGAATGGGTGATCGCGAGGAGCTGTAAAACCGTTCCAGCTCAAATGATAGGGCCGTGGATGACGCACCCCGTCTGCGTGATGGTAGGTTAAATACGGACGAATTTTAACGAGGTCAGGATTGTGCAGCTGCTGCCAACGCCCGGCGGCATAGCTGGTACTCATATTAGTTTGATAGGTGACCTTGGTGCGCCAATCGCGCCCAGCCTTAGTTCCTTCTCCTTTCCATCCTGTCCAGCCGTGCTTCTTTACGATCTCGTCAAAGTTCTTTTGATACCAGCCCAGACTCTTACCGTCGTGGATGCACTGGTCGATGGTTTTGCGCAGGTCATTCAGTAGATCAGCCTTATTAGCTCCTGCCACGATGAATCCTTTATCGTGTGCTGATTTCTGGATATCATCATAGCGATCACTGGGTAGGTTAATCTTCTGACGGAAGAAATCGACCTGCTCTGTAAATGGCCGAGCGAATACGTTAGCGACCATCGTTAACGTCGCTCATACCAGCCATCTCCGCCACCGCAAATCCTGCCGCCATCACCTTAACTAGCTCGTCATCGGGCAAATCGCCAAAGCTTGCCAGCAGATCATCGCGCAACGACTCCAGACTATTAGCGCCATGCACGATGCCGCGCAGCTGCTCCAACATCGCATCCCAGTGCGGTGCTACCTCGATTGATAAGCGTGCGGCCAGCGCATCGCCGGGGAATACTGCCTGAGCAGATTCGGCGAACGCTACTGGCGTGCCACCCCCTTGGATTTGTTTTTTGGGCGGCGCTTGAAATGTCCAGCCAGGATAATTCTCAGCCTGATAAACATCATCTGGACGCATCCCCATGTTAAATAGGATTTGATCGCGCTCGGCACGAATTTTGATATCCTCTGCCTCGATGATCTTGCGCCATACAGTAGGTGCTGTGGCACCTGGTACATTGTATTCGGTGATCCATTTGATCAGTGTGTTATTGAGTGTGGCCGACAGCATGTCCGCATCGAATTGCACTAGCTCAAGTCGCACTTCGTTGCGCGTGATTGCCGCGCTGGCCAGAGCACCGCCTGAACCTTTTGCACTGGGCGCTTCGCCCAAGACGCAGTAACTGATCTGCTCATCCATGTAGCGGATCATCTGTTCATAGCCGACGTTACCGCCTCGCGTGGCTTCGAGCAGTTCGATCATCATTCCTTCCGGAACAATTACCCCGGAATCTTGCGAGATGGCGGACAGCGCATCCAATAACTTTTGCTGATCGGGAGGTTGCGTGCCATTGGGATATTTGCCAACGGCAGTCGGTGAGCCGAACTTGTCCAGCAGTGTCAACCAGAAAGTAATGCCCTGACGCTTGAACCAGACTAGCCAGAACAGTTTGCTTCCCAAGCCCATGCCGTAAGGATTGCCGTCTTTTGCTCCTAGAGAATGGACAATGAACTTGCGCTCCGGTAACTCTTCACCAGGCAGCATATTGGTAAGGGTTTTTAGACGCAGTTCGTAATTTTCACCAAACCAGAAACGCCGCTGATCGCGTGCGCGGACCTCGCTGGCTACAATCTCACTGCCCGTAGTTGCCCACAAAATTTCACCGACCGAAAACCCCTTATTGATCGCGTCCAGTAGATTCAGACAGAGGTGATCAAAACCGATATTACTCAGCTGTGTACGTACGACCTCAGCGGCACGCTGATCCAGTGCGGATTCGCTGGCTGGTGTGACTTCCCATGGACGTGAGATAACCGCCATCTTGCGTTTATGCAGACAGGAAAAAGCATGTGCGTCGCGCTCTATCTCTTCGTAGAGCCGAATACCTTTTCCCTGGCCGCGCGTCGCCAGCGTGTCGTCATTTTGTTGCAATAGACCACTGAATAGCGGCAAAAAAGGGTCGCGTTTAACGCTGGCGATTTCATCGGTCTCTGCGGGTGGACGTGATTTTTTAATATCATTCATGGTCATTCAGCCTCAATAATCGTTCATTCGTGTTGAGACGCGGCGCTGTCCCAACGTTTGAAATTCCATACCGCCGCTTCCTGACAACGCTGCCACCCACAGCATGTGCAGGGCATCAGGGCCGTCGTCATGATCCGCTTTTGGGAAGTGACGCAGCTGGTCAATCAGCGTGGTCTGGCTGGGATTGAGCTTAATCAGGCCATTGGCAAAATGTGGCTGCAGCGTCTCGATGCGCAGCAGCTTATCCGCTGTGGGTTTGACGGCACGAGCGGGGACAGGAACGCCAGCAATCGCCGAACGCTTCACCAGTTCGGTATACAAGAACTCCTGAAACTGTACCGTTTCTACCACCCATAATACGCAGCGGTATTTTCGTTGCAGCTCGATCACGTCTTCAATGATGCGATCCGGCAGGCGTTTTTTAATTGGCGCTTCGACCACATACAGCTTGCCAGTGGTGCGGTCATAACCGCCTACTAGCAAGGCAGACGGATCACGCGATGCACCTGCCTTGCCTAGTGACGGGTCACATGCACCGAAATAAATCAGATTAGGCGGCAGGTATTGATACCAGCAATCGTCCAGGATATGTGCGAACGGCGCATCGTCTCCGGAGACCGGATCGTTCTGTTGTTCTGAATCAAATGCCGCACGGCCATCGCGGGCGCGTTTGACCATCAACTTGTAGAGCGGCTGACCGTCTGGCCAGCAGATGATTGCACCGGCCTCCATTTCATCTTTACACCTGGTGTAAAGTTGTAATGCGGCCTCTTGACCTTCATTAAGCAGGCGTTCTTCCCATTGCTCCCACAGACTCATATTGTCCGGCCAGCGCTCGATAGAGCGGAATTTCTTTGATGACCAGAGTGGGTTTTTAAGCAGGCGTGACAGCACCGAGTCGTAATGCAGGATGGTGCCGATGATGATCACATCCATCGTATCATCCGCTTCGCCCAGGGAAAGAACGGTTTTCTTCAGCCAGTTTTCCAGCTTGTCGCGCTGCTCAGGGCTGCGCACGTTCTCATCATTTTCCAGATCGTCGCCGATCACCAGGTCAGGACGGTGCGGGCCGTGACGCAGGCCGCGCATCCGCTTACCTGAACCGAACGCCTGTATCTTGGCATCGTTGGCGGTGATGATGGTGCCGACATTCCATACGCGACCGCCACCACACGCCTCCGGGAAGTCCATCGTCAGACGCGGATTGAATGCCAGTTCGGCCTTGATCGCCTCCAGCATAGTTGCTGCCTGATCCAGTGCATCCATGACGATCACCGGATAATGCTTGCGCCCAGTGACGACACACCATATTACGAAGATCTGTGTAACCAGCGTGGATTTGGCATTACCGCGTGGTGCGGCAATCGCTTCATGGTCTCCGGTTCCGTTATCGACAATCTCAGGCAACCGGTCATAGAGGTAGGTATGTAACGCTGCCTCGCCTTTTTTAACGTAGTGTGGAAAGTAGGTGCGCGCAAAGAAACGGTAGTCGTGCATTGCTCGCGCACGGCGTTCAGCCAGTGCAGCCGGATCCGGATCGAAGCCGTCCACCTCCGCTTCGATCTGCATGCGGAAGTTCTGCGCGAGCTTGCCGATCTCTTCAAGGAAGGCGCGTTTTGAGGTTTGGTTACTTGCCATCGTCTTCAAACTGCTCTCGCAGCACCTTGTACATCTCCATATCGGCACTCACTGGAGCGAATAACGCGACCAGCGCCATGAGTAGATAACTAAAACAGCCAGATACACGTTTTCTTAGCGAAGACGCGCGAGTCCATTCACAGTCTTTTACTTTAACCATATGCTTTCGCCAGTTCGTCACCGAACGGCTCCATCGTCTCAATCACAACTAGCATGTGTTTTGGATACTTGACCCGGACAAACTCGGCATAACGCTTGACCACATCCGTGGCCACGGCGAGCTTGTCAGTTTCCGGCATCAGCTTGCGGCTGGCGGCCATCAATTTGTTATAGGCGTCAGCCAGACTACACAGCATTTGTACCTTGTCGCCCGGTGCCATATCGGGTGCTTGCTGGATAGATTCGACGGTGGCCTGTACCTGCTGCACTACCACGGCCAGCGTCTGACGTACCACGTCCTCAATGCCGCCACCGGCGATCATCTGCGCACCACGCGCCTTGTCCCAGTCGTCACCCAGCTCTTTACCGGTACGCTTCCAGTTACGTGCCGTTGCATACGGCACGCCTAACTTGGCAGCAGCGATTTCCAGAGACAACTGGTCAAATACATAGGCCGCACGAACTTGGCGGCGGGCATCTTCACCGTGTGCCATCAGATAAGACTCAGTGGTTTAGCGGCAGGTTTGCCTGGTGTCACGGCGGGAGAGGGGCGGCGCACGCCGTTGACCTGACTGCGACCCAGCGCGATATCTTCACCGCGATAGGTGAGTCGCACCACATCCATTTCCAGCATTTCAATCAGATCAATGCTGACCAGCCATTCAAGGTCAGCCATCATTTCGTCCATGCTGGTCACATAGCCGGTGCGTCCGACCTGATCGCGTAGCACGGCGCGATTCATTGTGAAGGCATTCGCAAAGTACAGTGCCAGAAGGATAGTCAGGCGGCGTGATGCGGTTATTTCTTCGGCGTAAGTCGTCACTTTTTACCTCCGGTCAGTAAGTGTTGATGGATGGTGTTGAGCAGATTCCGCACACCGACAAATTCGCCAGATAGATGACCGACATCGGTCATCAGCCTGTTGATTTTTTCGTGCATATCGCCCAGATCAGCATGCGTAGGGGAACCCTCAGCACGAGATTCCAGCTTGGTAATTCGGTCTCCCTGGTCTTCCATTTTTTCATCAAGATCATCTTTGAGTTCTTTGATCTGATCCTTGGTAGCCTTATCTTTATTCGATGACTTCATATACTGGTATGCCGCAATATTGAAGGCTAATCCCAGCGCCATGACGGCCAATTTCATTAACTCCATATCCATGCTCATACCCTTTGATTTTCCTGTTTTTTACGTAGTTGATAATCGTCCCGGCAATCTGTATCGCAGAAACTTCCATGCTCGATTGGGGCTTCGCAGTTGTAGCAACTGCCGGTGAATGGCATTGCGTCGGCAATGACTTGCCGGTTATCCAGTGCCTGGCTGCGAAACCACTCTTCAGCTTCGCAGGCGCGATCAATCTCATCAGTCATAAATCACTCCCGTACGCACTCCGCCAGCTTTGCTATCTGATCCCGGCACTGCGCGGCCAGCTCCATTGCCTCGATGTGATTCAGATATAGATCCGCCAGGCTGCCCGATTTCGCGGGTGGCGGTACTGGGCAAGGTGCTGTCAGGCTTGCCGGACACGGGCGTGCTTGCGGCGGATCCAGAATTGGCGGCGTTCCAGTTGCGCAGGCCGTCAGCATCAAGGCCGCAATCGTTAAACTCAGGATGTTTTTTAACTGTTTCATCGGCTTGCTCCTTTATTGTTCTGTACACCACACGAATCTGTTCGCGTGAGGTTTCGCGTTGTGCGCCAATGCTTTCACGACGTGCCGATTCCTTGTCTGCACGAGCTTGTGCAACTGCACGGGCTTTAACTGCATCGTTTGTTTTTTGCAGATCCTGCGCGTCGCGTCGGTCAGATTCACGGGAGATGCCCTCCACGTATCCGAAACCGATACCGGCCAGAAGCAGCAACACCAGGGCGAGAATGCGATAAGGCCAGGGGACGAGGTTCATATCGTTGCCCACATTAAACGGTATTTGGCAGGGCGCACCAATAGGGCGTTGTGTACGTGTTCACGGTTGATGTCGCAGGCGTTACGACCGCCGTACAGCGGTTGCCGTGACTTCAGGCAGTGGGCCTCAACGTTAGCTACCCATTTGCCGGGATTGCAATTTTTTGTCAGCGCACAGGCGCGGCGTTCTTTTTGGACGCCATCTGTGCCGCCGTTATAGGCGGCATCGCCAAACGACAGCATGTCTGGAGCGGATCGAAATGGTTTGGCCGCATCCCGGCTCATCAGCACAATAGAGCGCAGCTGAAGTTCTGGCCTGGCGTATACGTTGCTCCATGACATATCCCTTAACTCAACCTCATAACGGTCATGTAAGTCAGATAAGGCATCGAATCGCAGCGCTCCGTTTGCCCGATAGGCACGGGTGATTTGCCCCATGCCTGCACCTTCCTCACGTGAAGTTTTGAGCTGTGCCGATGGATTCCAGCATCCTTTTGATTTCAGGCTGATACAGGATTCCTGCTCAACTAAACCGGCCAGTAAAACCGCATCAGGGTGATCCGACCAGTAATGGCGCTGCTCGGCTTTCAGCATCGGGCCATATTTAATAAATCCGGCGGGAAGCTCAGTGGCATGCGCGCGGGGCGCAAATACCATCAGTAATCCAACGAATGCGATAGCCATTGCGATCAAGGCAAGACCGGCACCGGTAGAACCCTCGCTGGCCTTGGCAAACAAGTTGCGCTGATTAGCCTCGGGATAATCCATCAATGCCTTGCGTGCCCAGTGAGCGGCAGCGATAGCCCATACCCCTTGAATTAGCGCCAGTCCGCCCAGCAATGTGGAAAGTCCGCTGTCTGGATCTGACTGTAATGATGCCCATAATGCCAGTGCGGCACCGCCTATCAGGAACAATGAGCGTTGGCGAAGCAATCCACGCAGCCAGGCGGTTAAGCTGGATATTTTCATTATTTGATTTTCCTTTCATTCAGAAACAGGAGCCTATGCTCCGTCGTTTCGTGGGAAGCCCCTTGCGGGCTGAATTTGGCTGGAACAGCGGGGAGAAATCGAACCAGTGTGCCCGCGCCTATCGCCGCAATGCAGCGCCCGAACTCCTTGGGCGGATGGGCAATATGCAGCCGTGCCGTGGTACTGGTGAGTTTTGTGCAGACGCGATCATCCTGATCGACAAAGCGGTCGCCGGGTTTCAGGTCATAGAATTTAGTTGTTTGCATGACGCGTAATGTACGCGTGCGCGCGAGGCGGGATAAGACAGAAGGGGTTCCGGGGTAAACGAAAAACCCCGTACTAGACGGGGCTTAGAAAGATTTTCGTTACCGGTTAAACTTTTATTTCGCGCTATTTTGTACAGATACCGAATATTAAAACTTTCTCTTGGTGTATCCAATTACACGACCATTTTTTACATAAACCCAATCAAATACAGTACGGTAGGTTTCAACTACCCCTGATGCGCTGACTGTTTCGGTAACGTAAGACGCTCCATGACAATCTTCTAATTGCTCAATGGCCATGCCGATGCGGATCGTCATGTAATCCTTACCGCACTTGCGTTTTTGGACAGACTCTTCTTCGCGGTGTATTTGATCGATGGTTTTTCTTTGCCCAGGTGGACAAGGTATGATTTCCCCGCTTGACCAGCCCTTATCATCAATGGATTCCTTGCTACAAGTCGCCATGAACTCACCTTTAGGGCATGGCGCAGTTTTATACGATAGCTTTCCCTTTACCATGATTGGAAAGTCACATACATTTTCAGCCTCTTTTTCAGCCTGTCGCTGTTTAGCTGCATCGTCAGCCGCCTTATTTTTCCTAAACATGGCGCACATATTGCCATCTATTGCGCTCCCATTTTTCCAGCGACAGTTTTCCAAGTCCTCGCCGCTTGCCATAGCATTGTTGGAGATCAATGCCATTACCAGAATCATCAGCTTTTTCATATCATCCCCATTAGTTAAAAGTGCCATACCTTAAAACAACCCGACCTGTATGTCATCTTCAATTTCGCTATTCAGAATGTCACGGATGTGCCGGGTAGTGAATTCATATTTCAGTGCCAAGGTGTTTTGTGGCGTCCCTTCGGCATATTCGCGGCGAATTTCACGATAGATGAGTACCCGAGCCGCTTTTTCACAACGTGCAATTTCTAGTTGATCGCCGCCGTATTCCGCTACCAGCGCCGTATAGGCTTCCATCCCTATCAGATACAGTAAGCGGTGATCCATTTGCACCGTCATCGGAATATAAATCGGTGTACCGCCGCCATGCATCTTTACCAGCTTCAGCGTAGCGGTCAGGCCGATGGCCTTAGCCAGCCATTGCATGGATGGCGGGAGCAGGTGCAAATCAGATTCGTCTAGGTTCATTTTGCGTCAGCCTTGTTTTTCGCGTATTCCAGAGCCGCGATGATCTTGCCGAGCTGCGCTCCGGTGCACCACTCGAAGCGGTCGATCTTGAACATGTGCTTCGACATGCCATCAGCGTAGGCATCCGGTTTGTTGTCCAGGGCGATCAACAAGGCGCGGATTTTACCGACCTGCGCCGCTTTATCCTTAGCCGGGGCTGGGCGCTGTGACCCGGTTGATTTGAAACCCAGCTGCTTGAAGTGATCAAGCAGCTCTTTGCGCTGTTTCCAGTCCATATCTTTGCTACTGGCCACGCCGAAGCGGTCATGCAGCAGCGCGCGATAGGTATCCTCATCCATGCTCACTTTCTGGCGGGCGACGTGGATCAACTGGATCTCGCGACGTGCAAGATCGGATTGTTTGAATTTGGCTGGGTAGGCGCTCATGATTCCTCCACGATCTGGATAGATTCGGATACCTTGCACATATGATTGATTGCCGCCTTACCGCTGGCAAAGTCAGGCAGGTAATAGGTATGCGTTTTACTGTAGAACGGGTCTTTAGCAACGTGGCGCTTACCCAGATTTTTTTCTATCTCCCGCTTTCTTGATGGTGAAGTAAGTGGACGAACTGTCTTGCGCAGGAACTTTGATTCAGGACATTCATTCTCTGGGCTGCACCATAAACCCTTGAACTCTCCATTCACAAAGGTCATGACACGAAAACTCAATGCGCTGGTACGCTGAACCTGTAGAGCGACACGATATCCGTCGCACATTAGGATTATCGAACCCCACGGGTTAGATAGTTTCTGAATAGCCTGATCTTTCTGTTCTTTGCTAAGTTTCATGTTTTATCTCCTGTTAAACCGTCTCTCGCAACCCGCTATATTTAACGGGCTGGAAGTGAGGGTTTAGTTACACATTGCAGCGCCTTTCAACGCCTTGGCTGCGCTGAAATGAGGCTTGTTTTTGGCGGGTATAGATATCTCAGCACCTGTGGCCGGATTGCGACCGATGCGCGCTGGACTCTGTTTGACGCTGATCTTGCCGATGCCCGGTAATGTCACTTCAGCGCCTTCGCCTTTCTGCATTTCGCGAGCGACAACATCGGCCTGTGCATCCAGTACATGCTTGACGGTGGCTTTTGATACGCCATCATTTGCAGCTTGAGCTGCGATTTCATTGATCAGTTGTGCTTGGTTCATTTGTTGCTCCTTTGGTGGGTAAATCGTTAATTTGAAACAGGTAATAGCGTTGACCATGATTAGTCGGTAAACGGGTTGTTAAAGCGCTGCAATGTCCAGACTGATAGACCGATACTGGTCGGTATCGCCGATACGTTCATACACGCGGAAATAGGTTTTGCTTCCCGCGACCTGAATGCTCTCTCCGATAGCCTGCATCGCTGTCGCCCACTTTTCATCGGCGATATCCAGACGGCGTAGGCTCAAGATGCGTGCCACATTGACGCGCCCCTCCTTGTCGACCTGGAATGCGTCATTGATGAGCGCACGTATTTCAGAACTAGATCCTGCCGACCACAGATGTATGCACTCGCTGACCAGCTCTTTAGCGATCTGTAGGCGCTCGTCAAAGGCCAGTGACTCAGCGACTGCGCGCTGAACCTTGTAGCGGCCATCGAACGACAGTAGGCTGACGTTGCCTTTTTTCCCGCCCATATTCACGCCGTATTTCTCGCCACTCAATTGAATGAATGACTCAATGTCGCCAAATACGCTGGCTTTGAACTTCGCCAGCACTTCGGACTGCACACGTGCATTTTTTGCAATCTCACGGACAAGCTCATCACGCAGCCGGTCTATTTCACGAACCTTCTCGACAGGCCACAAAGCGCCTTTGGCATCAGACATATAGCCGTCTGGTATCGGTTTAATTTCAACTTGTTGCATGGTTAAATCCTTTCTGGTTGAGGTAGTAAAAAATCAGTTGTCTACGCTTCCGGGCTATCCGGTGGCGCTTGTGGTTTTTGCTCATGGCTGCTTTTGGTTTGTTGCAAATTTTTAAATGCGATCCGCATTTGCTTGATTTCCGCATCCAGCATGTACGGCTTATGCTTCTCGGCAATCGAAATGCATTCTTCACGGGTGACAGCCTTACGAAAGGCGTGCAACACCATCTTCAGATGCACCGCGCTGGTGGTGACGGTAGGGCGAGGTATCTGATTCATGCGACCTCCTCATCATCTGGCGCATAAATCTCGCCTGCACGATCACCGGCAAGCCGCTGCGCCATTTCATGCATCTTGCTCACCAGATCGATTATCTGGAACAGGAACATATCTACATCTTCCTTTTTATCGTCCAATTCGGCTGCCAAGCTGGCCATCATTACCGCCATATCGAATTGCCAGGAACATAGGTTTTCTGCACTCATGCCGATACTCCTTGCTGTGCCGGCACGGTTTTTTTGTAGTACATAGGCTCCATCTGCGCATCGCGGCGGTTCGGGCATACAGCTCGACCAGCTGGCGTAATGCTCACAACAAAATCCTCATTTCTTTCAATAAGTCCCGCTGCGATCAGGCGAGACATCCATGCGTACGCAAATGAAAACTTTTCGGTTATCTGAGCCGCATCCATTCGACCGGCTCGCAGCGCTAGCAAGATTCGACCAGGCTGATTAATAAGGGTGATTTTCATGACTGTACCTCCGCATCATTCCAGCGCACTTCGCAGTTGTGACGGATCGCAAACCAGTAGCGACGCTCGACACCGGCACAGCGCTCAAAGCGATGTACCGCGCCATCAAGCGTATTGCACAAAGGGCTGTTACGAATAAATACACGCGGCTTATCTAATCCTTTTGTTACTTGCAGCACCTCGAATCCGCTGATAAACAGCCAGTCGACGCACTGCTTTGCCAGTTGTGCAAGTGCCAAGCGGTCAGCGGGGTTGATACGTATCGTAGTTGGTGAAAACAGCGGTTTCCGTTGCAAATTACTCATGACTTATCCCCCTCTGGTTTGTATTCGCATTTCTGACACATGCGCCGCTGGGCAAGCGCAGATGGATCCCATGTCGGTGTAGGGCCGGTGTTGGTTTCATGGCAATAACCTGCCTCAACTTGCGCCCCCAAATAAGGGCAACTGCGCCGATCCAGTACCTGCATCACGCGTTCTGCAATCGCTGTCGGCTTTCCACGGTAGATCCCGTGCATGATTTGCGAGATCGTGGTGCGCTTGTAGGTTTTTTCATAACCATTGGAGAGACGCTTTGCGACAGCGGCCTTAGTGGATTCGTTGACCGCCTGCTCCAGTAGCTTGAACCAATATTCATCGCGATATGACACGTCACGAATCAGGAGTTTTTCTGTTTTTTTCTCAAGCATGATCCATCTCCTTAACAGCTTCATCCGCACCTTCACTCCAGACGATCTGGTGCATATTTGGGTCGTATACCGCCTTTAGGCGGGTAATCATTGGGGCACGCGGGCCAGTGATGCGCCCCTTTACAGTGCGGTAAGTGGATGCCGCGCTCCCGCCTTTTCCCTTGGCGATCACCGTTAAATACCCTGCGTGCTCCAGAAATTTGCAGTAATGTTTAACGGTGCTTAGCGCTGCACCGGACAAGTCGGCAATAGTGTGAGAATTAAAGCTATCCAGCACGCTGATCACACCCCAGATCGCTTCGTTTCCGCCACCCTGATGCGCGTCAACTTGCAGCGCAAAAGTGCCAGGGGATCCAGATCGCCGACGACCTGCTGGAAAAGCTGGTTGAAATCGCCAATGGCAGCGTGCGTCGAGTGGGCAATAACCTTTCTATCATCGCCGGTGAAGCGATGTCGCAAGGCTGGTCAACGGTAGATATGAAGACCTGGGGTAAACGGATTCTTCAGACGGGTGAAGCACCAAGGAGAGGCGCGTAATGACGACTGAAATTACAGGTTTGACGCTGGGCAGAATGGAATATTGTGATGTCCAAAATCATGGGAAAACCAAGCGTTTTCAGGGAACTGGGAGTGTAGAGCTGTCACTCGTCGAGCGTAATGTGCACCTTTCCATTTGGGTGCTTGGATCAACGCAGGAAGAAAACACGATCATTGGTATAGACCTGGATAAAAAGGCGCTTACCGCCATGATTGGGCAATTGCAAACCATGAAAACAGTGTTGATAGAAAGACTGGAGGAATGGAATGCCGCGTAAGCCTATTTCCGAACTCGCCGGTGGTCAAAGCCCGCGCCAGCGCATCTGGGCGAATATCCGCCGCCAGATAGGTAAATTTACCTGGAAGGATGTCACACCAAAAGACGTGCTGCGCCGCACATCGCAGCCCTACTTGGATAGTCTAGTTGCGGCGGGTTACTTGACGCTGATTACAACCGCCCCGGCCGTCTGTTACCTCCTTGTTCGCGACAACGGTATCGAAGCGCCGCGCGTCCGTCGTGATGGTAGCGAAGTGACTCCCAACCAGACATGAGCATTAAGCCTTGGTATGCGCTGGCACTGTCATTGCGCCAACGCCCTCAGGGCAGTACGTTGACCTGGATTGCAGAGCAGGTCAGCGAGCAATGGAATGAGGCGGATTGGGGTAAGAAACCCAGTGATTTATATGGCGTTCTGTGGCGGTTTTTTGATCATAAATGTAGTGCAATCGACCAATTAAAAGGCCGTTATACCGGATCAAAGCTGCGCAGTTACAAGAACTACACCACGCGCACCAGCGAAGGTATGTATCCGTGGCAGGAAATCCACGCCGACGGCTGGAATACTCATTGCACCGCGCCGCATCCAAGAACAGGAGAGTTTGTCACTCATGAGGTATGGATTTTTCGCGATGTCGCAACTCGATTTCGTTGCCCACCCGGCTTGGGTCTTACTGAAAATTTCGATGTCATCACCAGCGGACTGAAAAACTGCATCCGCGTCGGCGGTGTGCCGGTGATCGTGCAGACCGATAGCACCAAAATCATCAAGGGTAGTGAGCGCTTTCAGTTTATTGCAGACCACGCAGGGTTCACTGTCGTGCATCCAGTTGAAGTAGGAAACAGTCAGGCGAATGGTATCGCCGAAAACGGCAATAAAGACCTTGATCGTGCCTGCCGCGATCTGGCTACCTATCAGGCAAAAGGCATGGATTCATTAACGCTAAAACGGGTTAAGAAAATCACTGCTGACATGGTTAAAGCCGCCGATGCCGGAGATGTAGAGCTGCGCGATAAGAAGAAAAAAGAGGCTGAAAAAGTCGGCAAAGGGATCGTATTTGGCAGTTATCAGGAGTTCGTAGATTGGATAAATGGCGTAGTCGATAAGCTGAATGACCGGCCGCATCCAAAATTACCCAAAATTCGTGATGAAGCGACTGGAAAACTGCGTCATCAAACGCCACGCGAAGCGCTGAAAGCCCATCTTGATAGCGGATGCACTCTCAGTGGCGCGTAGCTGCCGCTGGTCTTAAAACACTTGACCCACTTGTTATAGGTGCTGAGCGTTATCTGGCTGTCGGCGCGTTTTTTATCCCAGGCGTTTTCATAAGCCAGACGCAATATGCTATTCAGATTGCCGTTGGTATATTCAGTGTTCAGAAAGCTGATGGCCTTTTCGGCTGATCCGGCATATTCACGGATAAAATTAACGATCTTTGTTCGTGCCAGTTCGCAGGATTTTTGTTTGTCATTTAATGGTGCTGTACTGCCAGGCAGCGCCAGCTCACCGTTGGTGACGGACTTCGCAGCTGGAAGCTTTGCTTCAACAGTAGCATCGATCTCCGCGATTTCTTGCGTAACCCGCTGCTCAGAAATAAGCATTAGTACCGCTTTTGGCGGCTGATATTCCGTGCGCAGGCCGTTCTTTCCGCCCTTGCAGGAAACTTGGCGCGAAGTCCAGTTTTCAGACTGAGCGCGACCACGAACGCCTGGCTCGCTACCCGGCAACCCCGGCAACTTCATTGCAGCCAATTGCGCGGCGGAATACCATTGCTTATTCATTTTTTCACCTGCTCTGCCAGCCAGCCGGTGATATAAGCAGCCTCGGTCAGTGATACCGTTAATGTCAACATGACGATGCCTGGAGCCGGTGCTGCCGGTTCACTGGCGCTTTCAATCGGCACAGCGACTTCTTCTGCAATCTGCGGCTGCGTAGCCAGAGCGGTACGGTACGAAAGTGGCATAAAATATTCTGTTTTAATGCCTTTTTTACCGCCTTGCCCCCTGACTTGGCGCGTATCCCATTTTTCCTTTTGGGCGCGACACCTCATTCCACGATCGCTGGTCGGTAACCCCGGTAGCTTCATCGCAGCCAGTTGTTCGGCGCCATACCAGTTGTTCACACTGGCGCCACACAAGATAAGTTGGGCTGCGCGGTCCAGTTTTGCTGCTTTACGGCTACAACGCAGCAAGTGTCTTTCTTTGCGCCTTGCTGCCATGCGCTCACAGTGTTCCTCACTCTTGATTACTGGCATATACATTTCATTCCCCTTCCAATATCTTTTTTAATGCCTTTTCGCGACGTGCAAGTTCCATCTGTTGCTTCTTAATCTTGCCCATTTCGGCGTCCAGTGCCTCACGACCGACCATCACCTTGCAGCCCCTGACCGCGCCAATCCACTGGGTTAGTGCGTGACTTTCCAGTGCCACTTCCAGCGCAGGCAGGTATTCCAGCGGGAAGCGCCATTCGATGCGGCTTTGCGCCGTCCAGCTATCCAGCGAGTTCTTGCTGATATCGTCGCCAGTCAGCTCACTCATCCGCGCGGCGATTTCATTACGAGATAAGAGGCTATGCTTGAGCATTTCAGCGACCCGATGTGCCACCTGAACACCCAGCGCCAGCTCGCCATAATTGCGTGAGGCTTGCTGAGGGATATCAAACATGGCCGGGGCTGGGAACATGTCGGCAGTGAGCGGGTCGCGTTTCATGGTTATTTCATCCCTGAACGTTTACATTGCAACCAGTTTTAACGCTGGTATCATTAGGTTTCACGATTCGTTCTGCTTGACGCTTATATCTGCCGCGCCCCCGTTCGCCGCGTCCGCTTTTGGGTGTTCCATCCAGGTGATAACGGCTAGGCCAAATGGCTGAAACCGGCACGCCGAGCGTTTCAGCGATGATGCGCTCAGCCTTTGGCGCAGTGATATGCAAGCAGTTAATCAGCGCATTGCTCTTGTAGCCGAGAGATCGTGACAGGCTCATAAATGACCAGCCTTTCTTCTCCAATGCGGCTTTAACATCTGCTTTGTGCCAGTCTGTTTGAACTGAATTTTTTTTCATGTTTAACGTGCGTCTGTTTGTTGACATGGGCGAACTTTACAGCTTTGCTTTATAGCTTGTCAAGCTTTCTAGCTATATTTATCACGTTATTTTAATTATTTGTTTAATTTCAGTACATTAATACTTTCTTGCTCGGTTTATTGTTTCGAGCTTTACTTTTGGGCTATATAGAATGAACTCGAAAGCTAAAATCTGGTTTTCTGCGGGCGAACTTTCATTACTAGGAGGGGAGCGAGTCGCGGGCTTGCCGACAACTATGCCAGGCTGTACAGGGCGAGCTAAAAAAGAAGAGTGGTTATCGCGCGAAACCCCGTGTATGGGCGGTAAAGCAGGCATGCGCACCGAGTATCAGCCCCCGCCTCCCGTGCTGGCATTGATCCAGTCGTTCCTCGAAGCGAACCCCGACTTCTTAAACAAGCGCAAGCCCAGCCTGACACAACGATTGGCTGAGGGCTTCCCGAACACCATGGCTGCGCGCCTGGCTAAGGAGTTTTCTGGTAGCGCAGCAGCTCGCCTGGCTGAGGAATTCTCTGGTAGTACAGCCGCGCGTTTAGCCAGCGAGCGTCCTGACTCTGCGAGCGCAGGCGTAATGATGCATATGGCTGGAGTTTCAACCAGGACAATACCAGGCGTAGCCCAGGCAATTGATGAAAGCCTGCTTTCCGCCTGTCATGCCGCCTGCAGGGCTGTATATGGTGATAAGTTCGATGCTGAGTCAGCGGTAGTGCAGATGGGGTATGCCACCGATCTATATGGCTTGCTGGTGCGTTTCTGCGCATCAAATGAAAAAGACCTTGGGGAAATGAAACGCTTGGAAGTAAACGCCTTGATTGAGTTGCTGAGAATCTACGTTCGACTAAGTTGGGCTAGGAAATTTCCCCCTCCAGCACCAAATTCGTATTCTTTTTGACTGCGATGTAATTATTTAATGTGCATAACAGAATCTTTTGCAGCGAAAGATTTGAAACCTGTTTGTTCTGTGCCAAATCATGCGCAAAAATGATTGAATCCTGATCGTTTTTGCGTATTTCTGTGCCAAATCAATTTTTACTTCTGATTGCTTCTAAAGCCAGTGTTCGCGTGGCTTCCAGAGCTTTCTTTGATTCGTACTAACTGTGCCAATACGAACACTCCCCCACAGTAGCCTCAATGTCGACTGCTGTATAACCCTACTTCCGGCAGTTGACATCGTAAAACTAACCGCTAGAGTACGCGGCTATTGAGATTCAGGCTAACGGGGAGAATCACCAAATGGGTGAAGCCAAAAGACGCGCAAAGC